CCAGTTGGGCCAGTAGCACCTGTGGGTCCTGTGGGTCCTGTTGGACCAGTTGCACCATCAGCACCGTCGGAACCGGCAGGTCCCGTAGGTCCTGTTGCGCCGGTAGGGCCAGTAGTCCCTGTCGGTCCAGTTGGGCCGGCAATTCCTTGAGGTCCGGTTGGACCAGTAGTTCCGGTTGCGCCTGTGGGACCAGTTGCTCCTGTGGCTCCCGTAGGTCCCGTTGGGCCTGTGGGTCCGGTGGGTCCAGTAACACCTACGGATGTAATTACCATCCATACATCTGTTGCTGTTTTTTTAACCACCGATTTAGTATATTGAGAAAGAGTAGCAGCACCATTAAGTGTAACGCCAGTATCGCCACTAATTGTTACTGTACCACTACCTATATTTAGTACGTGTATTTCAGTTAAGTCAACTAAAAAAGGAACATTAGCGTTAGTAGGTATGGTAAGTGTTGTACCACTACTGCTATTAAAAACAATTAATCTACCTTCGTCTTTACGAAGTAAAGTATAATTACTAGTTTTGTTTACGGTAGGTCTTACATCAACAGCCATACCACCAACAGTAGACCCATCACCATAAAACAAATACCCTGCATCAGCATCCTTATACAAATGTTGAGTATGAGGGGTTACTGCTAGTCTTTCACTTTCAGTAGTTAGAAATACATTTTTGTTATCAGTTACTTTTTCTGCCATGCTATACGCCCCCTGTTATTATTCAGTCTCAAGTCATCCATAAAGGTTTGCTAGGAAGATTACTATAAGCCTCATCAGGTGTATCGTAGTTTTGCGGTAAATCTAACAAAGCAGTACGATAATTTCTTAAATCTGTTTTTTGGGAATCCGTTAGATTTTCCCATCTTATAGCAAGTTGGTAGTAATCCATTTCCTTTAACAAACCGTCTCTAAAACCTCTTAACTCGTCCCATTCCATTTAATCACCCATTATTAAACTTTACCCAAAGAATTGCTTGACCGTTATTAAGATTAGTAGTACCGCTTTCTCTTCTTACTTGTATAATATCACCGGCATTGAAATCGAAATCTACATCCGCGCCTGTTCTAGTAAGTGTATATTGGAAACCATTAGTGTTTACTAAATCGCTAGGAGTGAAGGTAAAGTCTTTTGTTGTAGCACCACCGTTTTTTCTTATCCTAATAGTATTCGTTGCTGTGCCTGTGATTGCTCCACCGGCGAATAAGAATGTTGCTGCTGCTACTCTACCACCAAAAGGCATTGGATAACCATTAGGATTAGCAGTAGAACTTTGAACTGTTGGAACTCTAAAATCGACGGCACTTGTACCTATTGATGACCTTTCAAAGAAACAAGGATGAAGTGCGGTATTTGGGGTATCGTTTGTTCGACCTATGTTACTTATAGTTACCTTAACATTACCACCACTAATACTTGCTATATTTCCTACATTTTGTATTAAGTGATTTGAGTATATCGGTTTAGTTATTGTTAATTTGCCCGGATTAGTAGCACTTACATATAATATTTTTCCTATATCAGCAGGGTCGGATAAAGTATCATCTATTTGTGAAGAACTAATAGTAATTATACCATTTACTGCGGTATATCCCGTATTATTATCACCAATTTGTTCCATAACAAGACCTATCGCGGGCATTTTTGATGCAGTATCACCACAAGCCAAAGCGACTAATGGTGTATTGCCGTTATCATCAACATAAACTGCCGCACCTTTAGGTATAGTGCTACCCGTTTCATTTTTTACTTGGATAACAATGTGTGATTTAATTTTCTCAACTTCAATGAACTTTTCTGTTGGGTCGTATGTAAAGTCTGTATCTAAACCTACTTGGTCCATACCGTCGCCATAAAGAATTGCATTTTTCTCTAGGGTTTGTCTACCTGTACCACCATGAAATACTGGCGTGTTACTAAAAGCACCTATGGTTTCATAAACGCCATCTGCTATTTGCCTAAAGTTCCAATCGCCCCTAATGGTAGGTCTTTTTACACATTTTATAGATGCGGCTTTGTTATCAGTACCAACTTCACCATAAATCCTCCCACCATCTTTTATGACTAACTCATTACATTCTAATGTAAGGCCCGCAGGTATTTTCCAATAATTATCTATAACATCGTTTGTTTCTATTTGTAGTTTGTTATATTGAGCGTAAAAGTTTTTTGTTGTAGTATTACCAAAGTTTGTAGAGCCAGTAACAGGAAAATTAAGTGCGCCATAAGAAGATGTTTTAAGCGTCTTAAATCTAGCGGTAGTATGTCCAAACCTAAAGTATTCTCCGATAGCCGTCAAAGTACCTTCAAACAAAAACTCTTTGGTATAATCGTAGATGTCGTAGTCAGAAGAAGTAACATCATCACCATTAAAGTTTAACATATCAACAGAACCGTAATTGTTGAAGTCTGTTCTTGATACATCTGAATATATTTTTTTGGCTTTCATTTCTCCTGTATAAGTAATATTAGGATATGCGCCATCTACCATAGAGAAAGTTTGCGAACCAAAATTAAAGGTAAAAGTATCTCTTCCGGCATTCCAAACGCTTGTATCTGTCGTAAAATTAACCAATGCTTTAGTGTATGGCGCACCTGCGCCGTCATAAGTATCTACGGATGGTGCGCCTAAGAATGTAAATGTAGTTGTGCCTGCACCCCTAAATGTATTTTCTTTATGTACTAACAAAGCCCCATCTAATCTAACATCTAAAGTATTACTAAATGTTATAGTACCTGTGTAGGTAGATGCTATTGTTATATCGTGGTATTGTTGTGAACTACTAATAGTTAATGCACTTATTGTACAGTCGTTACCAAGAGCGCCATCAGATGTACCGTCAAAAACAATACTGTCTCCATCTCCGGGCGCTACACCACCTACCCAATTGGCATCGTCTGTAAAAACACCACCGGCCTCGCTTCCATCCCATGTTATTGTACTACCCACCTTATCTCACCTCTATTGCGAAGAGAGAGAACCGGACAACTCGCCACTTTTTGTACCGCTTGTTTTTGCGGCTGTGGCCTTTGTATAAAATGCTGTGCCGCCCTTCTCTTCTATTGCACTTAATAGCGACTTCGCTTGCCTTTCAAATGAGGCTAACTGTTGATTATAACGAATATCTGCTGTACCCTGTTCTTTTTCGGGAACAACAGAAGGTATGGTATCTATAAGTACTCTCAAACAATCAACACATACCATAAACTTAATTGCACCTTCTATGTGTGCAGTAAGTGGTGCATTTGTAGAGTTTACACCTACATAATTTGCTCTACGTACTTTCTTTTGTACTTCGGGAATACGTATGTTAAGATACTCGACAATAGTAGCCCCGTTCAAACCTCTTGGTCTGTTAAGTAAGTCTCTTATTTGTCTTGCAGATATATTAGTGTCGAGTACGGTTGCTTCTTCGTCTACTACTAATTCTCCTACATCAAATGACATTCATACACCTCTACTCATAGTCCAATGGTACGTCTATGAATACGGTGTTTGATGAAGGTTTCTCCGACCGACCAACTATTACTACTCTTTGTGTAGCAATTATCCTATCAGTCATGTCGCTTGGCGGAAGCCAATACAATGCCTTTCTAGGTGAATCTAGTAATGCTAGAGGATGTCCTGCATATCTTGAACCGGCGTTGCGGTGTACTCTTACCAAGTAACCATTACCTGCTTTCCAATGTTTCAAACGATGTTCCATTTCTTTAACATCTGCTGATTCGGGCAACAATATACCTGCATCCTTTAGTTGGGTAGCAAGTTTAGCCTTAGACGGCTGCTTTTTCTTTGCAGCCGCCTTTGGCTTTGTGGCCTTCTTAGTAGAAGTCTTTTTAGTTTCTTTAGGCAATTAACCACCGTCCGTATTTAAGCACGGACTCCGGTTAACTTTAGAATCCTTTTGTTAGTACCGGATGATGCGCCATCTTGATGTTCGTGGATAACGCTACCCATGTACCCTGTCAATAACCAGTCGTAACCTACTCCCGGTAGACGTGTTAATTCTGTTTCTGTGAAACCTTCACCGTTGTATGTGAAGAACTCGGCTGTGTCTGCGCCCGGAATTAGCATTAGTGCATCGTTTCCGATTGCGTTGCCGCTTCCGTAATCTCTTGTGTAAGAGATAGACAAAGAAGCGATTCTAGCCAAGTGGTCGCCTAGTGATTCTACTACGTTTCCGTATAGAGTTGTATTTAGGATAGCACTTCTTGTATCAGCAGGTAGTACTAGTGCAAGTGGTTCATTACCGCTTACTCTACCTTCTGCGAAGATGTTGTCCATACCTTTTAGGATGTCGCCTTCTTCGTCTGCACTTGCGTTTCCGAATACTGCTGTTGCTGCAACTGATGTTGCACCTGCACCACCGTAAAGTTTTGTTAAGATGTGGTTGTCGATTGTGTCAGCCCTTGCTCTTACGATAGCAAGTTGTTGACGGTCGATGTTCTCGAAAGATTCACCACGTAGTCTTACTGCGTCTAGGAAAGTAACACGACCTTGACCCTTTTCGAGTTTGGTTGTGTAGTTTGCTGTTCCTAGGTTGGTTGGGTCAGTTAGTGCAACGTCATCTAATGGATAAGTAAATGTACCTACTACTCCTGTGTACCACTTAAACTCTAACCAAGGTACGCTACGAACACCGACTAAATCAGTTGCGATAGCGATTGTGTTAGATTGTAGTTGGATAAAGTCTCTTAGAGTTTGCTCTAAGACTGCATCTCCAACTGAAAATGGGCCGACTGCTGCTGTTGGGTTTAATATTTCTTCTAATGTATTGTTCATATCATTCATCTCCTATAATTTACTTCTATATCTAACAAGATACAGGAATGTAATCTCCCGCAGACAATGCTGCTTCTCCACCAAAGTAGTAACCTACGAATACTGCGCTGTTTGCTGATGAGTCATCAACACAACCGTTTTCGTCTGCTGTTTGTGAAACGTACATTGAAATACCGAACTTTGGTGCTGTAATATCGTTTGCTAGTTTTAGGTAGCAGATACCATCAAGAGGAAGAACTGATACTGTTCCTGTTCCTGCTGCTTCCAATGCTAAATCTGCATCACGGCTTGATTCTGCCATTGTGTAACCGATTGGTGTATCTGTTACTGATGCGGTCATTAGAATACCGCTTGCATCGTATTTAACTAAAAGTCCTTTGCTTGCGAATGTTTCTTGTATATCTACTACGTTTACTGGGTCGTTTCCTGAATATGCTACCATTTTATCTCATCTCCTTAATATCATTGTACGAAGGAGCAGCCATTCTTGTTCTTTCTGCTCCTGCGAGTGTTTTGTTCCATGTGTTTGCCCAAAGGTTAAATGCCTTTGCGTAAACTGCTTCATCGTTTGCGACCATTCTTCCATTCAAGTAGTTTGCTACTTGTGGCGCTTCTGATGCTTCTACTGCTTCGACAGGTTTTGTCTCAGATGCAATAGGTGTCATCTCAACAGGAGTTGGCGCAGGGTGCGCTTCTTCCCAAGATGCGATAAGTGTTTCTAGTGTAGGAGTAGAAAGTTCATCGTGGCCGGACATTCCCAACTCAGATGCTTTAGTAACTAAAGTCATTCTTTCTTCTTCTGCTTTTGCGGCCACTTGAGCCTCGAACTCAGCGACACGGCTGTTAGCCAAAACTAACTCAGCCTGCATAGCCTCGATTTGTGCTTCATAATTTGTTTCTATGTTTTCTTCTTCGGTCATACTTTTCACCGTTGGTTGATTAACGTCAGCAATTGAATGACCTATAAAGGTTGGCTCACTTGCTATCATTTCTTCTTCGATTACTATTTTTTCGATAGATTCTACGTTTGCTCTGTCATAAGCGGGTTTTACTACCAATGCTAAGTGGTCGAAAGTGAAATCTTCACCGAATACAAGTCCGTTTTCGTCTGCTGATACAGGAATACCCGAACCACCAATACTTACGCCGTACCCATCTTCTTTCCATAGACCGGATGCTAAACTTGGGAATAATTCTGTTTGTGTTACGTGTGCTACATATCTTACTTCGTAGCCACCTTCTGTTTTGAAGAAAGATGCGCCTACTATCCTACCTACGTTAGATTCTTCTAAGCCTTCTTCGTTTCTTGTAAATCCTGCGCCATTTTCATTTGCTGCCGGATGATATAATGTTAAGTCTGAATCTTTCATTTGTTGTGCGACACTTCTAGCACCTTCTTCGGTCAAAGACCAATTGTTTTTATTCATACCTTCGTGGAATGCTATACCTCTTATTTCATAGACAGTTTTTCCTGTTTCTGCTATAAGTTTTGCTTCTATTTCTTCTAGTTTTAACTCTAAAGTAACTGCTACTTTACGACATTCACCATCTATCATCTTTTCACCGTAGCCACATTCTGCCGCTTTTTTCTTATCGTCATCATAGTAACCTTCGACTTCAAACTCATGCCCTTCATGTGCTTTCATACATTCTTCTTTTGTATATCCTGCTTCTTGGCATCGTGTCATATATTCATCGTGTGATTCTGTATCGTTAGGTGTTGGTTCTGCTGCTTCGACTTCATCAGCCTTACTTTTAATAGGAATACAGTTAGGTACTTTACGGCCATTTTTCATTTTCATACCGTATTGTTCGTAGCCTTCTGTGCATGGGTCGTCTGCGTCTTTTGCTTCTATGTTACCACAATTGCACTTTGATGCACTTGCATCGTGAGAATCATTTTTATCAAACCACATTTGGAACTCTTCTTCGTTAGGTCCGGGGAAATACATAGGTGT